GTACATTTGTTTAATTATATTATAAGGAATTAAAATGGCTACATTTACTTCTCCCCAAGTCGATGGGAATCAGGTTTTTAAACCTTTTCCAGATGGCAACATAGGCGTTAGATACGCAAAATTAACTATATCTGCTGCACCTAATGCTTCTGATGTTTATCAAATGGTTGACGTTTTTGCTGGTGAAACAGTTCACAATGTTAAAGTTAAATCAAGTGACCTAGATACAAACGGGTCTCCTGCTTTAGTATTTGATATTGGTGATGGTGGTGATGTCGATAGATTTATCGATGGTTCTACAGTAGGTCAAGCTGGTACTGCCGATCATGAAGATGCTAACGCAGCACCATATACTTACACTGCTGATGATACAGTTGATATGCTTTGCACAGTCGCTCCAGGTACTGATGTTACTTCAGGTACTCTAGAGATGTGGGTTTACGTATCGTAAGGTTTTCTCTCCTCCTCGAGAAACTAAAGGGCTCGGTACATTACGTATCGGGCCCTTTTTTTAAGGAGTATGTTCCACTACTGATAAGTAATGGTTTATTTATATTTTTGCTTTATACGATTTTGACTTAATATTAGGCCGCCAACCTGTAGGCACACATTGTTTAATTGTGTAGCCTTCTCCAGCATTTCTAATATTAATTAATTTTTTTTCTAAGATAGTGTATTCAACCCATTGTTGTATTTCACTTTCTAGTCTTCCACAACCTTTACAACGGTCATCTCCAAACTGTCTAGTGGTGCACCAACCAATACAGGGCCTATCTCATAAGCTATCGCATTCGCCTTTTAATGTAGCTAAAGTACTCATAAAACCTCCAAAATTTAGTTTTTAAAGCCTATAGCATTGATAATATTGCATTTTTTATGCTAATTGTCTAGTTTTTGTACAGCTTTTTTTAAACGTTTTTCATACCATTCAGCTTTTTCTAGGTCTTCTAAACCATTTTTATATCGGAATCTCCAACGATATTTTAAGCTGTTGCCACGTAAATAACCTACAAACTCTTCGGGGCTGAGCATTGCTTGTATAGCATCAATGCATTCTATAAGTCCTTGGTTGTAATGTTTTGGATTGTTGACTGCGTCATTTTTCATATTAACTCCTATAATATTGTGCTGTGTCGCAAGCACACCATTTCTATTCTACTAATAAATTCTTTTTTTGTAACAGATTCTTCTACTAGTCTTTCTTTTGTAATTTCTTTTTCGGTAATATCGTCTGTAATGTACACACCCGCAGGGGTCCCTAAAACTATGTATGCAAGATGACGATGAGATTGTGCTCTACTTAACCAGGTACGCTGCAGTTCTGTAAGTGCAATTTTTATTTTGGTTGTAGATTTTTTAGGCAACTTTGATTCATATTTATATTCAATAAACAAATACCCAGAAGGGCCCGAATAAAATGTATCTGGAACACCTCCTTGGTACTTGTCTAAAATCTTCCACACAAACACATCGCGAGATATGTTTGTGTGTATAGACTTAATGAACGAATGTTCATTCATAAGCGTTAACTTATAACGTTTCGTAAAGTTTCTTAGCTTCTAGGTAATCTTTTTCAGTAGACCAACCTTCAAAGTCAACACTTAAGTTCATAAACTTTTGTCCGACTTTGTTAGCAGTTTGCACTGATTTGACTTTCCATAGAGAAGCGAAACGATCACCACCTTTAGTTTGGATTTGTGAGTTCCAAGAGCGTGATACACGCAACTTAGAAGACGCAAAATCCATAATAAAAGGTATACCTAACATTCCAGTTTCAGCGTCTTTTTGCATTAATAAATGAGACTGAGTCTGTATTATGTCATGCTGTTCGACATCTAAATCTTGAGATGTTAAATAATCAGTAGCTTCTGCTAGGCTTTTAAAATTACCTACCAAACCACCACCGATCTCACGTTTTTTCCAAACAACGAAATCTTCAGTAAACTTGATATTCAAGACATACATCTCGGTACCATAATTTTCTTTAGTTACGCTATTTATGAAATTACCAGGTACTAACCCTTCAATGTATTCGCTGTGATTTGGGTCCACTTCGTTTGACATTGTTTGAATTAGCTTGACTCTAGGTGTTTGAAGGTGGTCTTTACCCACTTCTTCGTTACCTAAGCCCGTACCTTTTGTTACGTGAGCTGGAACGTCTTTAGAGACGAGTTCTATTGCTGTTGATTCAACCATAGTTCTTCTTCCTTATTTCATAGTTAATGTTATCGTGATCTGTAATTAATACGAATCACGTCCGTTGGTTTCACTCCAGGGAGCTCCATGTCCAAGGAGAGAAATTCTCGGTAAGTAGAGGCTGACATGCGTTTGTGTAATAACTCAAACTGCTCTGTAGAGAGTATGTGTCTATACACTGCGTCCCAGTCTTCTACTGTAGGAACAATCTCTGTTTTAACAGAAATTGAACACCGATCATTGCCGATACGATCAAGTCCTTGATCGTTCATTTTAGCAATTAGTTTAGCTTCTAGATCAGTTTTGCGTTGTTTTAGCTTTTTCAAACCTTCTTCGGTTGATGCTATAACTTCGCGCATATCAGTAAGCTTGTTCATTAAGTCATCTAGATTCTGTTCAGACTCTATAATTTGATGAGCTTCTTCTATAGTAATTTCTACTTCTTCCATATTTTTAATGCCTCGTTACATCTTTTGTTGAATTAAATATTATGTCTATACCTTCTGCTAATTGTATTGCTTGCAAAGAAGCTTCTGATAAGACAAGGTTCATTTCTTCTTCATCGAAGGGTGGATTATCTACAGAAAGTCCTTCTGCAATTGCAAATACTAGTGCAGTAGCTAAAGCGCTTTTAGGTAATTCAGTTAAAGCATCTACAGCTAACTTGGTTTCAAAATCTAAAGTTAGTTTTTTCATGATAGCTGACATAGTACCTTTAATAGATTTTCCATTCTACCCATTTTAGTATTTAGTTTTTCATAGACAGCTTCTTCCCATGTATCTCTAGCTGCTATAAGTATTGTTTCTGTTTTTTGTGTTTGTCCTGCTCTATGTATACGCCTGTTAAATTGTTGGAAATGTTCTGCGTTATACGTAGGAGATGACCATATTGTGCAAGTGCCTTTAGTAAGTGTTAAACCATGACCAGCTGATTGTGGATGTGCAAACAAAACTTGTATATGACCATTTTGATATCTATCTACGATAGCTTTACGTTCTTTTACATTTACATCACCATCAATAACAGCATAAGAAAGTTTACGTTTTTCTGCTAAATCAATTAAGTTATCGCGTTCGTGTTTCCAATTAAATGCAACTAACGAGTGTTTACGTTGTTCAATAAGGTCCATAATAAGTTCGTAACGTTCTTCATGAACAAACTGTACATTACCTTCTTGATCATAAATAGCACCTGTAATTAGTTGTAATAATTTTTTAACTCTAGCACCTGCGTTTACAGCATTTATAGTACCTTGTTGTGTGTACAAAACAGATTCTTCAGACAGCGTATTGTATGCTTTTCTAGTTTTAGCAGATAAATTTGTATACATAGTACGTACAGATGTTTCAGGTAAGTCTATGCAATCATTTAATGCATAGCGTATAACAATATCTTTAAGTACATTTGCTACTGCTTCTTCTGCATCTGGTTTATCTATCCATTCATTAGCAAAACCATTAAATTTAGAAGTGCATACTTGCTGACGGAATGAATAAAAACGTTTACCTAAACGTTGTCCATCATCAACTATAAAAGTAGGATGCCATATATCTAGTATAGTATTACTGTTAGGAGTACCTGACATAGCAATTCTATATTCAAAATGTTCTATAATTTTAGCAAGGTTTTTAGAACGTTGAGAAGTTCTGTTTTTGAAAGCTGTAAATTCATCTATGCATATAGTGTCAAAACTATCTAATAAATGTTTATTTTTAACTAAGAAATTAACAGCTTCAAAATTTGTTATAACAACCTCGTTATCAGAGGCTTCAAATATTTTTTTACGATTTCTAGCATACGCTAAATCATATTTTATATTTGGTTGAAACTTTAAAATGTCATCTGCCCACGCTGCTTCTAGTATAGATAGCGGAGCAAGGACTAACATTTTACCGCCCCGTTGTACAAATGCATCTAATACAGACCTAGTTTTACCAGTGCCTGGATCAGATGTAATTAAACATCTTGGGTTGTTGAGTATAAAATTAGTCGTAGTGACTTGATGGTCGTAAGCTTTTAGTTCGTCGTTCATAGTAGTATCGTTCCTCGATATACAAGGTTATTATAACATGTTTGTGGCTTTTAAGGTTTAACTTTATGCCATGTAGGTTTACCTTTCTCTATCTTAAGAACTTCGTGAGACATGGTTTTACGCATGATAAGAAGTGCAATAGACACAGAAAGACCACCGATCATAGCAGCAGCCATACCTGAGAAAGTACCAGCAAACATAACCATTAGAGCAGCAGTGATACCGATGTCGAAAAATATATCTAAACCGATAACTTTCCTGCCAGCAATTTTAAACGCTAGCAACAGCAGCCCGAACGCGCTGATTATACCTATTGTAATCATTGTTTCTCTCCTTCCAGATTAAGTATGCCATGTAGCCAAATTGAATGGCCTCTATAAGAATCCACAATAAAGTGGTAGCAGTAGCTATAAAACTATGCATTGGGTAACCTCCATAAGATTATTAAAAATAATACAAGCATCAGTGTAAGACCGACAGCTTGCATTGTGTAAAGAAAAGCTAAAGCAGTGATACCTAAACCAGCAGCTCCAGCACCGACTAGACACAAAACACTAAGTGATTTGCGTGCTAAGTTTTTTGCTTTTATTAGCGACATATATTTACTCCTATAAATACATAAAAAAATCATCGTAGGGTAAAAACCTACGACTACAAGAAATGGTGTTCTGGCTTGTGATGCGAGCGTCAAGCGAGCATTCACATCAAAAGATGGCCAGCTCTTGTACTTGTGGGTTTATTTAACGCCCCACTCACAAATAGGATGTTCTCCTTCTTTGTAAGGGCACCAACGACAATTATCTTTGCCAGGATTGGGGGGAAAAGATGTAGCTGTTGTCATTGCAAGCGCACGTTGGTGAAGTCCAGGTGCAAATACCATTGCTTCATCTCTAGTATAAGCTTGTGTTGTAGTTTCTGCTTGATCTAAATACCACAATTCTGTTTGTACGTGCTCTAGTAATGGGTAGCGAAAAAATGTACCAATAGCATAGGTTAATGCTTGTTGACCGTGTGCTATTTCATTACCAAACTTTTTACCTGTTTTATGATCTATTACACGAGCTGAAGTTTCTGATTCGTGTACAATTGCATCTAACTTTACACGGGCCCAAGTATCAGGTGTCATCCAACCTGTAACATCCCAATCTAAAGTAAAACCCCACTCTCCTTCTACTTCTACTTTACCTTCTACAAATAAACTTCGGAGCTGTTCGAATTGTGAAGTAAATTTTTTTAATTCGTCGGGTAATTCAGCAATTTTAGTTTGTACATAGTCTTCAGCCAGCTGATGAATACGTGAACCACGTTCAGCTGCGGGACCTGCTTCTTCATAAACTTTTTTAACTTTTGCTATATAGGTTCTATATGGGCAAGTTTCAAATACTTTAAGTCCTGAATAAGACCATGCGGGTACAAGCCCAAGCTCATCGGGCTTTGTAAATGCTTCAACTATGTCTGATCTTTTATCTGCGGTAAGTTTAAGCGGTGTTGAGGAGGGATTGGTCATTCGAATCGAAATAATCCTTAATTAAGTTATCTTTAATATCTTCCGTTATTATCCATGTTATTACAACTCCCCTGGGGGCTGAAGTTGTTCTGTCGGTACCGATTCTCTTCCGACTAGGTTTTATATTAAGACGTGACATAGCTTTTGTAAAGTCCCTTACAGACATTTTATTTTTGCTGTCTGTCAGTATGTCATACACAAGTTTTAGATGAGCTACAGGTATAACTAATTCTTCATTAGCAGTAGCTATCCAATTTTTTACATATCTTTGTGCTGTACTTATTCCACCAGCATCAAATGCGTTTGTAAGTGGTATATCTAATATATCAGTAAAGAAAGGTAGATCGCCTGTTTTTATTGCAGTAGCAAATTCTTCTAAAACAGACATACTAACTTGACGCATCTCTTCTTTAGCTGTGTTCTCAAGTACTGTATGAGCCATACGCTCGTTTACTTTAAAAGTTTTAAGAGTGCCTGCTAATACATACAGCTCTGTGGATAACTCATTTATGTTTGTAAGTAGTTCTGGGTATACTTCTTCTAACTTACGTTCTTGCCGGGGAGCTACGTTGTAACGTCTGTCACCTTCTTCGATTTTTACTGCGTCAGCTCTGTTAGTTAGAAATATAAAGTTACAAAAACTTGGTAGCTCTATTTGGTTTGTGCGCATAGCACGGATTGTTAGATTAGGTTCTGTTATTTGATGTTTAAGTTTGTCAGCCATTTTACCTATGTTGCCTGAATCACCCATTCGAAATTCATCTACTGCAAGAAACAACGCTGTTCGCATGTATAAGTTAAATTGTTCTTCTATATTTTCTAAAGCACGCATGGGAACTTGTGCTTCACCAAACAGTGGTTTTAGTATTTTGTGGATAAACAAACCTTTACCAGTGCCCGGGACGCCTGTAAGTATCCATGCAGTCATAGCTTTGTTTTTGTTTTGGTATATATAAGCAAGCCAATTAACAAAGTGTTCAAACTCAGTTGTGCCTCCGCCAAGTATGTGAGTAATAAGTTTATAAACATTTGGAGTAGTATCGTGAAGTTTTATAGCTGTGCCATACTCTAGCTCTTCATCTGGTGTTTGTGCTGCAAGCATATACTCGCTTTGACGGTACATGTTTACGTAATAAGGTACTTCTTTAAGGTTGATGCCCGTGTTATTAGAGGGATCAAATACGACACGAGCATCAGGGATAAAGTCTGGAGAAGGTCTGTTATGACTTTTCATAAAACCTTCTAAACTAGTTTTGTTTGTAGGTGTTAATGGAAAGCTGTCATCAAACTGTTGTAGTTTAGTATCAAACAAACCATTGTAATAA